AGCGAATGATGCAGCACCTTCAATGCAAGAGAAGCCACTTAATAAAAGTGAGCCAAAACTTGTAGCAAAGTCACAGCATACGTTTTCCACTAGCACCCCAAGACCAAACGCAGCAGTTGAGAAAGTAGGAGAGAGTCAACAAGACTTTAGCCCAATTCTTAAAGATGCACGTTCAGAAGGCTTTGAGGGACTATCAAATGTCGCAAGAAATATTCTGAAAGGAAAGTATTACACACCAACAGACGAAGAGGTACGAGGTTTCTAAAATGGTTCAAATAAAGACCATCGATGAACTTGAAGCTCTTTACTATGGGTACAATCGTAACCTACTTAGAAAAGCAGATGCACCAGCAACTACTTCCACAGCGGGCGTTTTCAACGCAATCTATGGAGCATATGCATGGGCTCAACTTAACTTAGAGGCTAACGCATTTGGTATTATGCCAAAGTACCCTTGGGACAAATCTGGATGGAGGGTTATTACTGCAAAGCCAGTTCTGAATACTAATCAAGGCAACACTGCTTTGGGTGGTACAGCAGAAGGTGGCAATATTGCCGAAACTGTTAAACCAACACTTGCAGAAATCGATGTACGACCAAAGACAGCACAACTGCCTTTCAGTGCATCCGAAGTTATGGAATGGTTGGCAACACACAGTAAAGACGATATATGGGGAGGCTTAGGTTCTCTAAGACTTTACATGGCAGTACAACACAAAGAATTTCTAAACAGACAACTACTTGCAGACGTTGAAGCACAAACAGCTACAGGAGGAGCATTTGCAGGAACTAGTGACTTTGAGTCATTAGACCGAATTGTATCATCTGGTGCAGAGGAAACAGCATTAGGTGGTTCAGGAAGTGGATATTATGATCCATGGGGAGCAAACGCAACTATTGATAGAGATAGTGGTACAACTTACGACAGTACAGTTGAATCAGCTTCTGGTACGATTGGAACAAACGGTGTCTTAACTGATGATACCCTAAGAGCTTTCTTACGAAAGATTAGGATAGCAGCAGGTAAAGATCCAAATGTGTTCTTAGGTTCTCACGAAGTCTATTCCGAGATACAAGGCTTGTATATGCCTTCTGTCCGTATTCCAAATCCATACGGCGAAAGTTTAGTACAAGTTGATGTGAACGGTATTCAGACATTCAAAGGAACAGGAGTAGGTATTCATGTAGATTCAATCTATGGAATCCCATTCATTCCAAGTAAGGACTCACCTAGTAAAGCTGGCGATGCCAGTGAAGTAGGAAGATTGTTCGCTTTCGATACGTCAGATGCAGAGGGATATGGTTATCCAAGAATTGGAATCCAAATCGCAATCCCAACCGAATACTATGAGGCAACTCGTAGAAGTCCGGGCTATCCATTTGTCAACAACGCATTTGTTGAGAAAGGTGTATTCCGTACAATGGGAGAATCTGTGTGCAGACACTTCAAATCACAAGGTAAAATCAGAGATATAAAACTCTAAAATAAAATTGAAAGCCTTCGGGCATTTTTATTTTTTTTAAGTAGCACTTAACTTTACGTTAGGAAATATTTATATATGCTATTATATAAATGAATATATGATCACTTATATACTTGGAATGATTGCTATTGGTGTTTTAGCTATTGTAATGCTTAGAAGAACGGGAAAGAATGAAGCTGTAGATTTTTCATTAAAGTGTAAAGATTGTGGTTATCATAAAGGAATACTCAAATGTGTTCAATGTGAAGATAGAAAGCGAGATAAATGGCGTTAAACTTAAATGCTTTAAATATTGAGTGGTGGTATGGTACAACTATATCATGCTGACAAGCTGGCAAAAGCAAGAGATTTAGTCATTATATTCCTATTTGGAAGTATTCTGATAGAATCACTTACAGGATTACATTTGCTCGGTTCTTGGTGGCAATAATCTTTATAAGTCTTTAGGTATTTCTTATATCAATGGCATTAACAATCAGTTCATCAGATTGGACAAACGCTAACGTGAGAAAAACTCTCTCATGGCAAGCTGCTTTGGTTTCAAAGCTGCGAGTATATGCTATCAAAGTCACCTTCGGTGCTTCTGATAACTATGCGACCAACGGAGTGTCTGCTGACCTTAAAGAGGGCAGGATTTCTACACTCGTTGCAGTGATTCCTACATTTACGGATTCATTACACAAGGTAGAATATGACAAGACCAACGAAAAGATTAAACTCTTAACAGTTGGAGGCTCTTCTGGAGCTGCTTTCGTTGAATTAGCTAACGCCTCAAACCTTACAAACAGCAAGGTATTTGAGTTTCTAGTTATAGGCTACTAGTGTCCAAAAAACAGCCAACTTTTTTTTTCCAAATGCTTTAAATAGTCTTATATGTATAGTATGTCATGGAAAACGTATTTGTGTATGGAACTCTTCAAAATTCAACTCAAAGGTTTTGGATTCTAAAACATAGGGTAGATGCAGAAGATGATAGGTTAGAGGACTATAGTAAAGTTATGCACTCTTATCTTATAACATATCCTACAATAAAGAAAGATAAAGGTAAATCTGTTGCTGGCGTAGTATTCAAGGCAGAGCCTTGGGATATAGAAAGAATGGACAGATATGAAACAGCTAACTATGAAAAGATAAAAGTGAAGTTGGCAAGTGGAAAAGAAGCCCTAGCCTACATTGAAGCTTCATATGAAAATGCCTAAGCAAACCTTATATACGACTTGATAATATAGTAGTTATGGTTGAACTAAATCATAATGTAGTATCATTCAACAGCGATACACTTATAAAAGGTGATCATGGTGTTCTTGTCCATGTTTATGTCACAAAGAAAGGAAGTGGCACAAATAAAATTCAGTTTAGAAATGGAACAACTGATAGTGCTACACCAATAGAATGTACCATATTCACAGCAATAGAGGGTAACTATCAAAACATTCACAGAAGGTTTGAGAATGGAATATTCGCAGATTGTGATGGTAGTGCTGAAGTAACTGTAGTCTTTAAGTAAATTTAAATACCTTAAAGGTTTATATAGTATATGGCAACGACATATTGTACGGCTGGAGATGTATCTGATTTCCTAAGAGTACCCATAACTGCAACAACCACACCTAATACAGCACAAGTGGAAAAGATAATCAAGAGGAAAGAAGATGAACTTGATCGAAGAATGGGACACGCATGGCGTTCAAAGAAGAGAACAAGAGAACTTCACGATTTACCATTATTATATACGTTTGGATGGGGTACGCCTTTATTCTTACAACATAGAAATATATACGAGTTTGATGCAGCAGAGGGCGATAAGATAGAAATATGGTCTGGTGCTGCTTCAAATTGGGAAGACATATTAGGAAACAACAGTTGGTATGATGCTAACTATGAAAGAGGTACAGTACACCTTAGAGGTTTTATATTTTCAATTTTAAGAAAGAATAGGGTTAGAGTAACTTACAGATACGGTGGTGAAGAATTTGCTGGTGATACTGTAATTCCCGGCGATATTGCAGATGTTGTTATTAAAATGACAGCTATAGAGCTTGTCAATACTAGTTTAAGAATGGACAGATTACCAATGGGAGGAACGGGAATTGATCTACAGGCTGTCAAAACAAGATGGATAGAAGACATTGAAAAATGTATAGACAATCGTAGAGAAATTTTCATTATACCATAATGGTTTCTATACTTGCACATATTACCAATGATGGAAGAAGATTGTGGTTTGGTTCAAATAGATTAAGAGTGTCTGGTCTAAAGGGATCTGTTACAAGGAAACTATTAAGAGCTAAAAGAGGAACAGGACTTGGACACGTTAAAACAGTTAGTGGTTTAATTAGAGTGATTGAAAGAAAGATGCAGTATGTAGGTTTCCAACAAACACAGTATTGGCTGTTAGAAAAAGGCTTTACTGTTAGAGAGATAAAAGAGATGTTGGTTTTTATGCCTGCAAGTGGAAGGGTTACAACAAGAGGTGATTTAGGTGATGTCTTAGCATTTGAGTTCTTTGGTGTTCCACAAGGTACAAAGCCTAATTTAAAGAGATTAAAAAAATGGACTAAGAAAGTCATTAATAGAGATATAAAATTAAAAAAGGAATATGATGCAAAGACACCAAAACAACAGGCAACCATGTTAAACAGGCTTAACTATACTTTTGCACTGTCTATAGAAAAGAATGGATTAAGAAGAAACTACACAACAGAGGAATTAGATCCAGCAAACCCTGATAAGATAATTGTTAATTGGCGTAGTAAAACAGGAGCAACTAGAAAAGTAGTTACAAGGCATAAGCCAACCATGACAACACATATGAAACTTAAACCAATGGCACATCAATTAGGAATATCAGAGATATTTAACCATTATACACAGCGTATGCATAGAGGTACAAGAAAGTTCAGTAGGTGATGATATGAGTACAATAGGAATTTATGATGCAATAGACGATTGCATAGACATGATAAAGAAGAAATGGAATAATACCAGTGGTGGCGTAGTACCAAGAGTAGAGAGAATATGGGATGAGAAAACCATAGGATTTGGGGATATGGAAATATCCAAAGGTATCATTTTGATTGAGGCTATGGATGAGGATGTTAAATATTTCAGTTTATATGGTGCAGATCATATGCACACAATAACCCTAACATTAGATGTGAGGTCATATCAAACTTTGGATAGACACGCAGTAATAATGAAAGAGTTAGCAAGAATTATAAAAGATCAGATAAGACGAGATGGATTCGTTGATTTGAGGATAGTAGGTACAGTTCCACTTTCAAGGCTTTACAGAAATATGTTTAGGCATATGATTAGGGTAACATATAGGAAGATGAACCCATGAGCATAATCTTTATAAGCAAAAACCCCAAATTAGTAGTGAGAAAGAATGGTTAGAACAGGTGCATCATCCTATATTCGATATGGTTGGGAATCAACCTTTGGAGCAAGTCCGGGAGATTCTGCTTTAGATAAGGCATTTGGACTAAACGCACGACTAACAAATTGGTCATTAACACATAACCCTAAAGATTTACCAACATTAGGACAAGTAGAAGTTAAAGATTATGCTTATGGACAACAAGTAGGTTCAATGGGCGTGGATTTTGTATTATCAAACCCTTGGATTTTCGGTGCTGTTTATGGCGAACCAGCAAAAACAGGTTCATCACCTTATGTGTATAAATATGGTACAACAGCAGGAGTTCACGCAGGTGCAAAAGCAGTTAGAACATTTACTACAGAAGTAGGTTTTGAGGGTGAAACAAATACCCAAGTAAGAAGAGGACTTGGTTGTATTGCAAACTCATTAGGAATAAGTACAACTATTGACGGAACAGTTGATTGTACATTAGATATAGGTTATGGTAAAGAAGATTCAACAAGTGGATCTGTTTATACAAGTGGATTCGACACAACACCACCAGCAGATACAGAAGCATTTCCATATACATTTGCACATGGTCAGTTAAAATGGGCTGGTGAAGGTGGAGCAGATACAGGTGCATCAGGAAGCATAGTAGCAGAATTACAAGATGCAAGTATATCATTTGCACAAAACCCAACATTACTTTATACTATAGGAAGTCATCAATCAGTAGCTTCATTCAGAAGAGTATTTGATATTACAGGAAACTTTAGAGCTTCATGGAAGAACGATGACAAACTTAACCAACTGTTAGACCAAATTAGAAAACCACTAACAAAACCAACTACATCATTATCATCAGCACCAGAGATAATATTGACCTTTACCAATAGTGGTACAGGAGCAGCACAAAAATCAATAGAAATGAAACTACATGGTGTAAGACCAGATTCTCATGGAGTCGAAGGAATACAGCCAGTAGAACCAGTATTTGAGAATATTGCTTGGAGAACAAAGACTTGTGAGATAGTTTGTGCAAACCAAACCAATAAATCTACACCATTCTAGTAGAAAGACTTATATATCAACCCATTATATACTTTGTATGGCAATACAGACATTCAACATAACACATAAGGGCGTTGAAGCTCCTATAGAGTTTGAGGATGATATGGAATTTGGGAAGTTTGAAGTTATCATTCAAAAGTGTTCCAATTTTTCAGAAGGTGCAAATCCTGTAGATAACGTTCAAGCGTATAGAAAGGAAATCATGCTTAATGCAATTAAGAAAGCTCCTTTCGAGATCAGCGAGAGTGGATTAAATGGTCTAGGTTACAAGACAGTAGGTCTTATAGCTGATAAAATTCTCGAAGCATACCCTTTAGGGAACTACTTGAACAGAATGATGAAGCCCTTCGAGGATTCACTAAAGAAGATAAGTTAGTATATATGATATATCTGACTTGTGCATCCCAATTTGGTTGGGATAAAGAGCAAGTTGATAAACAACCATTCAAATATCTTAAAAACATACTATTAATGCTAAAGGAAGAAAAATTAAAATCTGTGGGTATAAGACCTAAAGGAAAGCCTATAGGAGATCAAAAAGATCTTAGTAAATACCCAAAATCAACTCTGCCTAAAATCAAGCCTAAACCAGCTAGGAGAAAGAGTAGGCGTAGCAGATAGGAATTATTATAAACTACGACAGCAAATCTAATATATAATGGGAGAAGATGACGATTTTTCAGAAGTAGATAAAGTACTGGCAGGGCAGAAGCAACAAACGGATGCCACTAAGGGACTTCTCAACACTATGAAGGCAGCAAATAAACTACAAGCTGATTATACAAAGCAAATATCAGGCATCACTAAAATGTTGAGTATGAAAAGGAAATTTGGTATAGCCAAAGATCCTGAAATGGTTAATACTCTAAAGGCACTAAAACAACAATTAAAAGATATAAAAAAGGATTTAAGAGTAGCACAGAAAGCAGATGTACAAACAGCATTAAAGAAAGCTGGGAAGGAAAATACGGGAACACATTGGATGCAATCCTTTAAGACTTCAATGACCAGTATGTTTGCACCATTAACAAAAGCATTTAAACCACTTACAAGTGTAATTGGAAAAATAGGTAGTAGGGTTTCAGGTTCATTAAAGAAGTCAGGCATGATGCCAATGTTGGGAATGGCAGGTGCAGGTATATTAGCAGGTGTTTTAGGTAAGGTTGTAAGCTCGTCACCATTACTACAATCAATGATGAAGATGATGAATATGGGTATGACGTTGATATTTAGACCTATAGGTGACTTTATAGGATCTATAATGCGACCACTTATGATTAGTTTTATTAAAGATATTGCAGTTCCTTTCTTCAAAGCCTCTAAGAATATGATGAAAGAGGGTGAAAAGATTGGAAAGGGATTATTAGGATTCTTTACAGATCCAATTAAATCAATACACTCTGCAATCATATTGGGATTACACTCCGTATTACCATCTTGGATGCTTGGTGGTACAGATGTTATAAAGGAAGCACAGGCTTTCCAAGCAAACCCAACAGCATTTGCTAGAAGAGGAGCTGGCGTAGGTGAGTTTTCAAGATCAAAGAGTTTCTCAATAGTTCCAACAGATGCAGAATTATTGGATGCTGGATATACAGCAGAAGAAATATCTAATATGGATGAGTTTAGAACAGGATATAGTTGGAGGAAATTACAAAAAGCAAGAGAAGATGATTTAATCCCAACGGGGGATCATCTTGACGAAAGAGGTGAAACACTATTTGGAATATCTGGATCTTCTATGACAGGTGGTACAAATATGCAAAATACCACAGTACATGGTAAAACATTACCTATGAGTGATGCAGCGAGAGAGTGGTACAAAAAACTTGGTGTTGATACTAAGATTGAAGGTGGTGAAACTGGTACAACAAAATCAGGTGAATGTGAGTGGTGGGATGTAGGATGTCATATACGAAAAGCTATGGAAGGAGCAGATGATGGTATAATTCCTAAAGTAAATGCAGAAGAAGAGGAAGAAGGAGATAGACATAACGATGAAACAGAATCAGATAATGAGGACACAGAGAATGATAGGGATGAAGAACATACCATAAGAGAAACTGCTAATGACCAACTTGAACAAGATACTAATCAAAGTGGATATATAAATGATTCAATTAATAAAGGAAATCAAAGGTTTGCAATATCTATAATGGGTGCTGCAACACAAACGGAAAAAGCAACAACATCTTGGTGGGATAATCTTATGGGATTTTTCGGACTTCAAGAAAAGGAAAGTAGTTTAAAAGAAGATCAAATATCAGAAGAAGAAAAAATATTAGATCTGAAAAAGGAGAATGTAGAAGAAACAGATAAAGCTGATAAAGAATGGCATGAAACTCTATGGGATATGATTACTGGTACAAAACTAAATGCTTTAGAAATGCAACAATCATTTAAAGCAGTGGAGAATGTAATAGAAACTGCTAGTGATGAAATAGCATTGGCTGGTCAAACTGCTATCTATGGAAATAATGCAGGAAGGAATAGCTTTAATAATAATACAGGTACTAGCAACCTCTTATCAACTGGAACTACTCATGGTACAACATTTGGGGGAGATCCAAACGCTGCATTGGGTAGTGGGTATAGTGCAACAGTAACTACAACACCACCAATAATGTCGGAAGCTGAAGCAGCAGAAGCAGCACTAAATCTAACTGGTGGAGTGATGGGACTTGGTGATATAGCTGGAAATAAATTTGAAACATCACCCGGTCAATATTCAGATATTTACAAAACAGTAGATGGTGAGAAAGTAAAGATAGATCCATCATCAAAAGAAGGAAAAATAATACAAGGTATATATCAAAAACAACTTGAAAATAAAATTCAAAACGCAGCACAAGGAGCTCACGTTGCAGCAGTAGGATCTTTCACTACAGCAGCAGAATCACAAGCCTATGTAATGGCTGGTGGTGGTCAAGCAGGATTAGAGGCTGCAGCAGTAGCAAAAGAAAAAGGATTAGACTTACAAACACATGAAGGGTTGGCTGCACTTGCTGGTGAAGTAGGTGGACAGCTTGCAGAACACCCTCATGCAATAGAAGCTATGGTACAAACAGCAGGGGGTTCTTGGCATAGTACACAAACTGGTGCATTAGCAGCAGCGATTGCAGCATCAAAGGAAGCAAATCCCCAAGCATGGGCTGATGCAATAGGTGATAGTGATGATGGTGATAGTGATAGTGATGATAGTGATAATGATTCTGATGGAGGTGGTAGTGGTGGATGGGTAAACCCAGCAGCAATAAAATATAATCCACCTTCAAATCAAGGTGGTGTTATTAGTAGCAGCACCAACAAAAATTCTAATACAAGTTCAAATACATCTAGTACTGGTAATTGGTCAGGTGGAGGCTTTAGAGCAGCAAACAGATTCGGTGGTATTATTGACGAACCCATTTTAGGATTTGGAATGAATACTGGAACAGAATATTCATTCGGTGAAGGTGGTAGAGAAAAAGTCATACCAATGGACTCTACAGATAATACTGGTTTAGGCGATATAATTATTAATATAGGCAATATAACAAAAGAGGCAGATTACATGAAACTTAAACCACTTATTCAAAGATGGATTCTTGAAGCAGCGAGTAGAAGAGGTACAGTATAATGGCACATAAAATATTCTTCGAGGGATATAGAGATACAGTAGATACACCATTTGTAAAATATGAGGCAAGAAACCTTCAGAACTTTGACTTTAATGTTAATATTCCTGTAACCACATTTGGTTTGCCTGAATTTTATTTGGAGGGTGCTATACTTACAAAGGCAGAGGGAAACACAGGTAAGTTTGTATTCTCTTGGGTTATTAAAGATGAAATCACAACACCTTTCACAACAAAATTAACATGGGATGTTATACTAGATGATGTATCAGAAGATGTATTCTTTCCTAATAGTGTTGCATGGACAGGAACAAATTCGGGTGATGATTACACATCAAGAAGAAATTTACAGGTTGGTAGTAATTCCACATACCAAGCATATGATACGAAAACATCAGATGGTCAAGTGGTTGCACTTTCTGAATACTTTGAGAAGAAAGGATTTTCAAGTTCAGAAAGACATAAGTTTGTAATACTAGATGAAACCAATAATAAATATCTATTCAATCAAGAGGGAACAATAACTCGAATGTCATTTCAAAAGTCTGGTACTGATCCTGTAACATGGAACGCCAGTTTGGAATTTGCTATAGGAGATGTTGTTGATTCAGGTGAATAGGTATGGCATTTGTAAAACTATTCATAAACTCTATTGAAAAGACACTCTATGAGGCAGATTTAACAAAAGAGGGGGAACGTGCCATTGATCAGATTAGATTAAAAGTCCCAAAGGTAGTTAACCCATCAGTTAATCAAGAGATAAAATATCTACAAGATATGGTTGACATTGGAAAACTCATAGCAGTTTATAATTTACAGGGTAATGCAGAAGATGAGGGTGGATATGGACATGATGGTGTAGCTACAAGTTTAACATATGGAATAGATTCTTGGGATGGTAAATCAGCAATATTTAATGGTTCAAGTGGAAATATAAACATACCTCATAATACAAGATTTGATTTTTCAGGCAAGTTTGATATTTACATATGGGCTAAATGGACAGCTACAACAACAGGTATGTACTTAATGTCAAAGAGAGTAGAGGGTGATGTATTCCAACCTAATGTATATCAAACTAATGTATTTACCCAATTAAGTGATAATGGATTGGCAATACAAGTAAATGCTGCAACTGCTGGTGATGTTAGAGTTTTGGCTGGTGGAAGTACATTAACAAGTTCTACTGCTGGATTCAATGATGGTAATTGGCATTTGATAAGAGTTTCAAGAAATGCAAGTAATGTTGTAACATTGTATGTTGATACAATATCAAGAGGAACTGCAACGATAGCAGGGACTATGAGTACGACAGAAAATATGTACATAGGAAGTGATTTCTATGGTGGTTATTTTAATGGATCAATAGCAAGGGCTAGATTTTATTCTGGTATATTGGGTGGTCAGCAACCTAAAAATATATACAATAAGAGAAACCCAAGAAGTGTGGTAAAATTTGGTGGAAGAATAACCAAACTAGATTCAGAATTAGAGGGTAGGCAGATAATAGCACAATCATTTGGAAAGATATTGGCAGAAACGGAAATAAACGGACAGGTGTACAATAACCAAACACCAGAATATATAGTGGAGAATTTAGTAGAGGCAAAAACAACCCTTGAATATCAATCAAGTAGTGGTGCTAGTGGTATCACATTAAAGCAATATGTGGCTGACGGAAAATTGGTTGATGTTTTGAAAGATTTGGCAGCAATTACAAATAGGGTATTCTACACCACAGGCTCAAAATTATTGGTTTTTGATGATGCTAAGTTTAATGACTTGGATTTAGTATTAACTCATGGTACTGGATTGAAAATATCTGAAGATGGGTTTGATGATACAGAGATAGTAAATGACCTTACAGTATTAGGACAGAACTTACAGTATAATACAGTTCAAACATTTAATGGAAACAATTCTGGCTTAGTGTTCACATTAGATAATA